GTACAACTTTTAATTTCATTCGGTCCTAAACTACTTGACATGCTTACAGGAACTACTCAAGCTGTTAAAGATTTAAGGCAATCACAAAAAGATGCTGCAGAAGCTGCAGGACAACAAATTGGTAAGTTACAAACATTAGTTTCTGTATTAGAAAATGTAACTAAATCGTATTATGAAAAACAATCTGCATTAGATGAAATAAATAGAGAGCATAAAAAGTTAAACATACAAATAGATGAAGAAGGTAACTTAACAGATAAGTCAAGAGAAGCAATTAAGAATTATATTCCAATGCTAGAGCAAAAAGCTAAAGCACAAGCAATAGCTGCATTATTACAAAAGAAATTTGGAGAACTTATTGAAGCAGAAAACTCATCATTAGAAGATAACACAACCTTTTTTGGTAGGTTACTTAACATATTGGGAACTTTAGCTACTGGAGGTTTGAAACCTTTAGATGACTTAAGAGAAAGAGCAGATAAAAATAGAGCTAAATCAATAGCTGATATACAAGAGCAAATACAACAATTATTAGCTGAATTTAATTTATTAGACACAACAGGTTTTGACCCTGACGAAATAGGAATTGTAAAAGCTTTTAAAGGTATAAAAGACGTTGTGCTTGATGAAGACTTGTTTGAAGGTCGTACAAGACTACAAATAATGGCTCAAGAAATGTTAGAAGGTGCTGGTGATTCAGCAGTCAAAGGTTTGTCTGTATTAGGTAGAGCTCTTACAGAACAAACAAAGATGATAAAAAAGGCAAGTAAAGACCAAATAAAACTTGCAGAAATAGAAGCTGATTCTAAAATACAAGCTTATAATGATGTGGGTACAGCTCTTGTTGGATTAGGTAGATTGGCTGGTGAACAAACAGGCGTAGGCAAAGGTCTTGCTATAGCTGGCACATTAATATCAACTTATGCAGCAGCACAAAAAGCTTATGAAAGTCAATTTAATTTACCTCTGCTTGATGCACCAGTAAGAGCAGCTATTGCAGCAGCGGCAGCAGTTGTACAAGGTTTAGCACAAGTTGCAGCAATAAGAAGAATTAAAACACCTTCAGGCGGACAAGGTTCACAATCAGGAACACAAACAGTTATAAATGCTCCAGACTTTAATGTTGTTGGTGCAAGTGAAACATCACAATTAGCTACATCACTAGCTGGTGTAACTGGAAGACCAATACAAGCGTTTGTTGTAGGTAAACAAGTTACATCACAACAAGAGCTTGATAGAAATATTACAAACAACGCAAGAATAGATTAATTATATATAAATTTAATATGAAAATTATAGAATTACTTATAGACGAAGAAGAATTATTATCTGGTATAGAAGCTATATCTATAGTTGATAAACCAGCTATTGAAGAAAACTTTATTGCTTTATCAAAACAAGAACAAGTTAAGTTAGCTGAAGTTGATAATGATAAAAGGATTCTTATTGGACCAGCATTAATTCCTAATAAAAATATATTTAGGTCTAATGGTGAAGATGAATATTATATATACTTTTCTGAAGATACAGTAAGGCAAGCTTCACAACTATTCTTAATGAGGGGTAATCAAAACAAATCTACATTAGAACATCAAGCACAATTACATGGTCTTTCAGTTGTTGAATCATGGATTATAGAAGATGATGTACATGATAAATCAAGAAAGTATGATATGAATTTGCCAGTTGGTACTTGGATGGTAACTATGAAGGTCAACAATGATGCTGTTTGGAATGAGTATGTAAAAACAGGTTTAGTAAAAGGATTTTCTATAGAGGGTTATTTTACAGATAAATTAGATATGAGTTCTTTAAGCTCTAGTTCTGATGAAGAAGAAGCAGAAGAAATACTTTTAGAGATTGCCAATTCAATACTAGATAATAAATATGAATTAAAAACATATAGTGATTATGGAAGTGGTGTTAGAAATAATGCGAAAAGAGGTATTGAACTAAATAAAAAAGTAAATAATAAATGCGCTACTAGCGTTGGTAAAGTAAGAGCACAACAATTAGTTAGAGGAGAAAAACTTTCTGTATCGACAATAAAAAGGATGTATTCATATTTAAGTCGAGCAGAAACATATTATGACCCTAACGACAGTAAAGCATGTGGAACTATATCTTATTTATTATGGGGTGGTAAATCTGGACTTGCTTGGTCAAGAGGTAAACTAAAAGAATTAGGAGAACTAAAATTATCTTCTATGGTTATTGACAAAGATTTTGCTATTATTGATGACAGACTTGCTTATTCTTCTAAGGATAAGGCAGAAGAAATGGCAAAAAACATTAAAAGTAAAAAATGAGAAAGTCAAAAGAAACCGTAGGTAGAAATGTACCTAAAAATAGTCGCAGAGGTTGTCTTTGTAAAGATGGCAAAACCTATTCAAGTAAGTGTTGTGATGGTACTCTGAGGGCTCAGGGTATAGGTAAAGTGTAAAATCGAACACTTCAAATACACTTTATTACATATATATAAATCTAATTTAAGTTATGGAAAAGAATAAAGCTACACTAATATTAAAAGATATTATGGAAAAATTATCTTTGATTAAAAAAGAGGAGCTTTCGCAGGAAGAAATTAAAGAACAACAACTTCAAGAAGAAGCTGATATGTCTTTGAAACTTACTGAAGAAGCAACAAACATTGAGGTTAACTTAGAAGAAGTTAAACCAGAACAAGAAAATAAAGAAGATGCTACTAATGAAGTTGAAGAAGTTCAATTACAAGAAGAAGTATCTGAAATTAATTCTGTAGAAGAAGACGTTCAGCTTGATGAAAAAATGTATATCACAAGAGAAGAATACAATAAAGATATGGCTGCAATGAAAAGTTTAATTGATGACATGAAACTTGGATATGAAGATGAAAAAGTTTCTATGTCAAAAGAAATAGAAAAACTGTCTGCTCAACCAGCAGCAGAACCAATTAAACATAATTCTGAAGATGAATTTGTGCCTAAGTTTAAGTTTGCACAAAGCAGAAAAAAATCTACTCTTGACAGAGTAATGGAAACTTTAATAAATAAATAAATAAATAAATAATTAAAATTATGGCAGTATTAGAACACGTTAGTGATGATGTAATGAGAATTTTTGACGATTACGAATTAGTTTCAGCGTCAGCTTCATTAAATCTATCAGACTCTGGAAAGATATTTAAGATTTCTGGAACAGGTTATACAATGACCTTACCTGCACCTACAGCAGGATGGAAAGCAAAATTTATTGTATCAGCAGCATTTTCAACAGACTTTGTAGTACAATCACCATCAGATAATAGAGATACTATTAATGGTGGAGTAATGGTAAACGGAGCAATCGTTGAAGCTGATGCGGTAGATAGAGTAACATTTGAAGATGATGCAGAAAGTGTCGGTGATTATATCGAGATACATTCTGATGGCACAAGTTATTTCCTATGGGGAAATGGTAACGCAGCTTCATCAATTTCAGTTGGAGAATTATAATAATTAAATAAATAAAAAGAAAAAGATATGGCGACTACAACTTCGATAACAACTACTTATGCAGGCGAATTTGCTGGTGAATATATAGCAGCAGCTTTACTAAGTGGTGTAACGTTATCACAAGGAGGGGTTTCAATTAAACCCAATATTAAATTTAAAGAAGTGATTAAAAAGCTATCAATGAATGACATCTTAAAGGATGCTTCTTGCGACTTTAATCCAACTTCAAATGTAACATTAACAGAAAGAATCTTACAACCAGAAGAATTCCAAGTAAACTTACAACTATGTAAAAAGGATTTCAGACAAGACTGGGATGCACAATCTATGGGCTTTAGCCAATATGATAATCTTCCTAAAAAATTCTCTGATTTCTTAATTGCACAGGTTGCAGCTAAAGTAGCTCAAAAAGTTGAGCAAAACATTTGGCAAGGTGCAACAGCAAACGCAGGTGAGTTTAATGGATTCCAAGCTTTACTTGCAGCAGACGGAGACGTTGTTGATGTTGCAGCAGTAGGTGGAGGATTAACTTCAGGTAACATTATTGCAGAACTATCAAAAATAGTTGATGCTATTCCATCAGCAGTTTATGGTAAAGAAGATGTTAATATTTACATACCATCAAGTGCAGCTAAATTATATGTACAAGCACAAGCGGCTTTAGGATATAGAGAGCTTTACAACGTTGGTAAAACAGAAATGAACTTTCAAGGTATTCCACTATTTACAGCACCTGGATTAGGTGATAATAAAATGGTTGCTGCTGAATCATCTAACTTATTCTTTGGAACTGGTCTATTAAATGACTGGCAAGAAGTTAAGTTAATTGATATGGCTGACATTGATGGAAGTCAAAACGTAAGAGTTGTCTTAAGAGGAAGTGCTGGCGTACAGCATGGAATTGGTGGAGACATTGTACTTTACGCATAATAATAGTTTAACATAAAAAGGGTAGGTTGGAATAGTCTTGCCTACCTTTTTTTATATAAAATAATAATAATATGGCATGTAATTTAACACTAGGTAGAAAAGAACCATGTAAAGATGTGGTTGGCGGTATTAAAGCTGTTTATTTTGCTGACTTTGGAACTTTTGCTACACTTGCTTATAATAATACAGATACAGATTTGATTGATACGCTAGGGAGTAGTTTGACAGTAAGAAAATATGAAGTAAAAGGCAACTCATCTTTTGAGCAAAACATTACTTCTTCAAGAGAAAATGGCACTACGTTTTTTGAACAGACATTAAATTTAACACTTCACAAACTTACAAAAGAAGATAATAAAGAATTGAAACTTATGTCTTATGGGAGACCACACATTATAGTTGAAGATTATAATAAAAACGTTTTTGTAATGGGGTTAGAAAATGGTGCTGATGTTTCTGGTGGTACAATAGTAACAGGTGCAGCTATGGGAGATTTAAGTGGTTATACACTTACTTTGTCTGGTATGGAAAAAGTACCAGCTAATTTTATAGAGAAAGCAGCAGTAACTGAAACTATTGTAACTACACTTACAAACGCAGGTATAAGTACAATAACAGCAGGTACTAATTCATAATAATTAATATTTACTTGAATTTAAAAGAGGGAGTGTCTAACATTCCCTTTTTTTATATAAACAATTTAAATATTATTTGTTATTTATAATATGATTATACTTTCTACATCTACAGGTGGTCAGACTTTTAAGATTATACCTAGAAGCAGTCCAAATACAGCAACTTTTGAGCTTTTGGATAAATCAACTAGAGTATCATCTAATATTGGAATTACCGTTAGCAATTCAAACGGCTATATGTCTGTAACTGGTTTTTTTAGTTTAAAGGAAGGTAGATTTTATACATTTAAAGTAAAAGACGGTAATACAATTATATATAGAGGTACTATTTTTTGTACAGACCAAACTAATTTTAATATATTTGATGTACATTCTGGAGAATACACTACAGAAAACTCTTATGATAATGATTTCGTAATATTATGACAAAAAAAAGAACTTATACTAAAAGAAAAAAAGATAACGGACAGATTCATGTTGTTAATCTTGATTCATACACTAGACCAGAAGTTGTTGAACAATACAATAGAGAGTATGTTGAATATGGAGAAGACAACGATTATTTCCAATATTTAATTGATAGATATAACGGCTCTCCTACAAATAATGCAGCTATAAATGGTATTTCTGAAATGATATATGGTAAAGGAATAGAAGCTGTAGATAATAAAGATAAACCAGAAGCATATAAAGAAATGAAAGAGTTGTTTGAAAAACATACTATGAAAAAAATATGCTATGATTATAAAATGATGGGTCAAGCTGCACTCCAAATAATCTATTCTAAAGACCGTTCAAGAATTGTTCAAATAGAACATATAGCTGTAGAGTCATTAAGGGCAGAGAAAGCAGGAAAAGACGGTTCAGTAAAGGCATATTATTATGCTAAAGACTGGAAAGAAGTAAATTCATCAACAAAACTAAGAAGAATACCTTCTTTTGGTACAAGTAAATCTGGTTTAGAGATTTTATATATAAAACCTTATAAAGCTGGTTTTTATTATTATGCACCAGTAGGTTATCAAGGTGGATTACAATATGCAGAATTAGAAGAAGAAATAGCTAATTATCATATTAATAATATACAAAACGGTTTAGCTCCTAGTATGCTTATTAACTTTAATAATGGCGTACCAAGTGATGAACAAAGAGAAAGAATTGAACATAGAATTAGAGAAAAGTTTAGTGGAAGTACAAACGCTGGAAGATTTATATTAGCTTTTAATGATAGTAAAGAATTAGCAGCTAATATTGAACCAGTAGTTTTATCTGATGCACATGAACAATATAAGTTTTTAAGTGATGAATCTATGAGGAAAGTAATGGTTTCACACAGAATAGTATCACCAATGTTAGTAGGAATTAAGGACAATACTGGTTTAGGTAATAATGCTGAGGAGTTGCAAACAGCTTCAATATTAATGGATAATACAGTTATAAGACCTATGCAAGTAACAATACTTGATGAATTAGAAAAAATATTAATATATAATGATATTGAATTAGATATATACTTTAAAACTTTGCAACCATTAGAGTTTACAGATTTGACAAATGCACTTACTGATGCGGAAATAGAAAAAGAAACTGGTATAAAAAAAGATGAAATAGAAGATGAAGAAAAAGATGTTGAACAAGAAATAGAAGAATAATGGCAAAAGCACTATTTATAAGAAGAAGCGACATAGTTAAAAATACAGCATTAAACTCAAATGTTGATACTGATAAATTTATACAGTTTATTGAACTAGCACAAGAAATACATATACAGAACTTTTTAGGTACTGATTTATATGATAAAATTAGTAATGATATATTAGGAACAGGTGGTGCTACTTTAACAGGAAATTATTTAATATTAGTTAATACATATATACAACCCATGTTAATTCATTACGCTATGGTTGAATATTTACCTTTTGCCAGTTATAGTATAGCTAATGGAGGTGTCTTTAAACATCAAAGTGAAAACTCACAACTTGTAAGTAAAGAAGAAGTAGATTATTTAGTACAGAAAGAAAGAGAGTATGCTGAATATTATACACAAAGATTTATTGATTATATGAGTTTTAACCAATCTTTATTTCCAGAATATACAAGTAATACAAATGATGACATATATCCTGATAAAGATGCTTTATTTCAAGGATGGGTATTGTAGATAAAAAAAAGACATATAAACCTAAAAAGGGTAATGTTAAAAAATTATTAATCTATTTAAAAAAGAAAGTAAGTAAGTAATATTATGGCAACACTTTCAGGAAATAAAATAAAAGATACTTACCAGTCGTTAATTAAATTAACTGACAACGGTAATTTAACAACAGGAGCAAAACAAATAACAGACGGTTTTGGTAATAACAGTCCGCTATTTTTATCAACAACACAAATAGGAATTGGTGTAACACCAACTGTACAATTTCATACATCAGGTAATGGAAAGTTTGGTGGCAATCTAACAGTAGTAGGAGATTTAGTTGTTGAAGGAAATACCACAACAGTAGGAACAGATACTTTAACAGTAAAAGACCCTTTAATTGTATTAGCAAACAACAACACATCTACTGACGCTGTTGATATTGGTTTTTATGGCAAATATCATCCTAATAGTACAACATTGTTTGCAGGTTTATTTAGAGATGCTGGTGATGATAAATTTAAAATATTTAAATCATTACAAGTAGAGCCAACAACTACAGTAAACACAAATGGAACAGGATATGCTGTAGGAACATTAGTAGGAAATATTGAAGGTAATGTTACTGGTAATGTAACAGGTAATGTTTCAGGTTCTGCAGCAACAGTAACAGGTGCAGCTCAAACTGCTATTACATCAGTTGGAACATTAACAGCTTTACAAGTTGACAATATAAATATAAATGGAAACACTATTTCTAGTACCGCAGGTACAGATTTAAATATAACTCCTTTAGCAGGTCAACAAATTGTATTAGATGGAACTATTGTTATTGATGCAGGTGTAGTTACAGGTGCAACTTCTATTACATCTACAGCTTTTGTAGGTGCTTTAACAGGTGATGTAACAGGTAATGCAGATACAGCTACAAAAATAGCAAGTATTACAAATAGTAATATTGTTCAACTTACATCCTCTCAGACACTAACTAATAAAACAATAGATTTAGACAACAATACAGTTTCTAATATAGAAGTTGACAATTTAAAAAGTGGTGTTTTAGATACAGATTTAAGTTCAGTATCTAGCTCAGATGATACTTTGGCTTCTGCAAAAGCAATTAAAACCTATGTAGATGCTCAAGTAGATACAGCAGATACGCTTTCTGAAATACTAGCAATAGGAAACACAACAGGTGCTACAAAAATAT